GATTGAAATAACACAAATTAAGGAGTGTCAAAATGACTGATGAACAGGGTCAAGTGAAAGAAACACTTGAAACAAAAAATGAAGCATCAGTACAAGGGGAAACAACAACACAGGAAAAAACAACAGAAGATAAAAGTCTTTCTCAACAAGATATTGAGAATATCGTCAGAACACGTTTAGCAAGAGAACGTGCCAAAATTTACAAAGAATTAGGTACGGACAATCTTGACGAAGTCAAAGAACTGATGCAACAAAAAGAAACTGCACAGTTAGAAGAAAAGAAAAAACGTGGTGAGTTTGAGGACATCTTAAAAGAACAGGCAAATAAGTATCAATCTGAAATTCAAAAACTGCAAAGTGATTTGAAAAATATTAAGATTAATGATGCACTGCTTGGTTCTGCTTCTAAGAATAGAGCAATCAATCCTCAACAGGTTGTTGAACTGCTAAAGAATAGTGTCCAACTAAATGATGAAGGACAAGTAGAAGTTCTTGCAGATAATGGAACACCAAGATATAACAAAGACGGAAATCTTTATTCTGTTGAAGAATACGTTTCTGAATTTCTTACACAGAACCCTCATTTCCAAATGGCTACACCATCTGGTAGCGGAAGTAAGGGGAACGTGGGTAAGGTGGACGCTAAACCTTTCAACCTAGCGGAATTGGATTTGAACAATCCAGAACAAAGAAAGCAATATGTTGAATATCGCAATAATCGTTCTGGGTTTAGTATGAAACCAAAACTAACTATTAACAACTAATACGAAAAGGAGTATGCCCAATGGCAAACGAAACAACATCAAGTAGTATTAGTGAACTATATACTGAGATTATACAGGAAGCGATTTTCACTTTCCAAGAAACCTCAGTTATGCGTCCACTGGTAACTACTTACAACATAACAGGACAAGGCAAACAAGTTGCTGTTCCTGTATTCCCAACTATTTCTGCATCAGCAGTAGCTGAAGGTTCAGATTTAGCAAACACCGAAATTAATCCAACAGAAGCAACAATCACTTGTGCAGAAGTTGGAGTAATGACAACTTTAACTGACCTAGCAAGAGAATCATCTTCACGTCCAATCGCACAAGACATTGGTCGAGTATTTGGTGAGTCAATCGCTAAGAAAGTTGATACTGACTTAGTGTCATTATTCGGTTCATTCGCATCTGGTAATGATTTAGGTTCAGCAGGGACTGAATTAACTGCTGACTTACTTCTAAAAGCAGAAGCAACATTAAGAGCATTAAACGTACCTAAACCATACGTTGCAGTGTTCCACCCAAAAGCGATGTTTAATCTTAAAAAGACTTTAACATCAGCAGGTTATGTTGCATCTCAAGCACCTGCAATCTCATCAGTTGGTGAGAATGTTTTTAATTCTGGTTTTGTTGGTTCTATGTTTGGAATTGACTTATACGAGAACGCAAACATCTCTATTGACTCTGCTGACGATTCAATTGGTGCTGTATTCCACCCAATCTCTATTGGTCTTGCACTAAAAGAGGATTTCAAAATTGAAACACAAAGAGATGCTTCTATGAGAGCAACTGAAATTGTTGGTTCAATTATGAAGGGTCAAGGCATCATCAAAGACAATTACGGTTGTGCTATCACTGTTGACAGTGCATTCTAATTGATGATTAAATAGGGTGGGGTTTATCCCCACCCACTAGAAAGGTTTATTATGGCAACAACAACATTTTCAGTAGCAAGTGCAAACTTACAAGACTATCAACCAGACATTTTAGGTTATGGTATAGCTGACTTTGATACTCAATTACAATTTGCAGAAGATGATGTTATTCGCCAAGTACGAGAGGAATGGTGGGAAAGATATCGTCATACAGTGCGTTATAGAGATATTACCAAAGTTACCACTATTGAAATGGACAAAACAAAATTAACACCTTCTCAATTTAAAAGAGCAGTTTTATTTAAAGCATTAGCTGATTATATATTTCCAATCCTAACTAAATGGAAAGACCCACAAGGCGGTGATGGTGCTGATGCATTCCAAGTTCAAATGAACCATTACAGACAAAGATATGCAGAAGAATTTAACGCCATACTTCGTGATGGAATTGAATATGATGAAGATAACAACAGCACAATTACTGTTGATGAAAAAGAACCTATCCATAAATTACGCCTAGTTAGATAATGGTTGCAGAAGCAACAGTTATTACTAATACTAATGAAGTAAAAGCATCTTTTAAAAATGCTTCTAAATCATTAAAATCAAAAATTCAAAGAGGATTAGCCAAAGCATCTGCTTATGAAATATCTGCTATTAAAGATAGAACATTTAAAGGTAGAGATGTATTTGGTGCAAACTTTGTTCCTTATTCAAGAAAATCCTATTTCTTTAATACTGCACCAGAAGGTGCAACACCTAAATATAAAACATTTCAAGGTGGTTATGCTGAATATAGAAGATACAAAGGCAGACAATCTGGTTTTGTTGATTTGAACTTTACAGGTCAAATGTTTAGTTCTTTAACAAGTAGAATTGTACCGAGTAAAGGAACATTATTTTTTAGACAGGCACAGGCAAATAAAAAGGCGTATTATCACGATGAAGCAGGTGCAGGGAAAACAAAAGTAAGAAGGCAATTTTTTAGTATTTCTAAAAAGGAAGAAGTTAATATACAAAAGATATTTGAAGATGTTATAAAGGGAATTAAATTATGAGCATAAGAGAAAACATAGCGTCCAATATCATCAGCACTTTAGATGCTGTTACTTCACCTATTGAATTTAAAAAGATTACTAGAGAACCATTTAATCCAGACGAATTAGCTGACCCACAGTTTCCTGCCTTATATATTTCAACAGGTGATGAAACTAGAGAAGATTTTGCTCTAGGTGATTATTCAGCAGGTAAAAGAAGTGGAACAATAGACTATGTTATTGTTGGATATGTTAAAGGAACAGAAACCAATTTAGATACTAAAAGAAATGAATTTATAGAAGTCGTAGAAGAAACACTTGATACAGATAGAACTAGAGGCGGTAATGCCAAAGAAACTAAGGTCGTAGAAGTATCATCTGATGAAGGCACATTATATCCTTTGGGTGGTATTCGTATTGTGGTAAGAGTATTCTATGAATTTGTTAGAGGGACATCATAATGGCTAAACGAATTAGAATATTTATGCCAAATGGATTAGGAAGCATAACTGTTTGGGATAATGAACTAGACAAATTTTTAGCGAAAGGATATAAACTTTCAATAGAAACAAAATCTACTAGAACTTCAAAGAAAAAAGAGGTAATAGTAGAAGAACAAGAACAACCAAAGGAGTATGAAGAATGGCAACACACGTTGGAACAAGCGGAGTAATTAAGGTAGGAGCATCTGATTTAGTCGCAGAAGTGACTGGCTTCACTATTGATGAAACAAATGACACAGTTGAAGATACTTCACTAACTGATACTGCAAAATCCTATAAAGCATTAAGAAAAGATGCAACAGGTACTATTGAGTGCCACTGGGACGAAACAGATGCTACAGGTCAAGGTGCATTAACAGTTGGTGCTGAAGTAACTTTAAACTTATATCCAGAAGGTGATACATCTGGCGATACATATTACACAGGAACAGCGATTGTGACTGGCGTATCTCAAGCAATCACACTTGATGGGGTTATTTCAAGAAATATCACTGTCCAATTCTCTGGTGGCGTAAGCACTACAACTGTATAATTTATAAATGCCTAAAAAGGATTATCTTGAAGGTGCTGTAAATCACTTTAAGCATCAAGAAGTAAAAATTATAGAAGTTGATGAATGGGGACTAACTGGCGAAGATGCCATTTATGTCAAACCGTTTACGCTACTAGAAAAATCTGAAATCTTCAAAGGTTCAAACGATAATGATTTGACTGTATTAATTGACGTTATCGTCAAGAAAGCAGAAACCAAAGATGGTGAAAAAATGTTTGACCTTGAAAGTAAGATTAAGATGAAGAAGTTTGTTGACCCAGATATTATTGGCAGGGTCGCAAGTCAAATACTTGGAACACAATCGGACTTAAACGACTTAAAAAAAAAGTAAGTTCTGACCAAGACCTTAATTTTCATTTCTTTCTAGCAGAAACACTACATAAAACTATTGGCGAAATATTGCAAATGCCAGTAGAAGAATTTAATTTATGGGTGGCATATTTCTCAAACAAAGCAGACCAACAACAAAAAGAATTGAATAAACAGAAGATGCAAGGTAAAAGAAGATAATGTCCATTAAACAATTACAGATTGATATTCTTGCTAAAGACAAGACATTAAGAGCATTTAATTCTGTTAATCGTGGATTATCTAGTGTTCAACAAAGAGTATTCAATTTAAGAAATGCCTTAATTGGTATTGGTGGTGCAACTGTTTTAAAAGGTTTTTTAGATGCAGGTATAGAAGTTGAAAATCTAGGAATACAATTAAAAGCATTATTTGGTTCTGCTGAAGCAGGTGCAAAAGCACTTCAACAAGTAACAAAATTCGCATCAGAAACACCGTTTGAACTAAGAAATATTCAACAAGGTGTCACTGCTCTTGCTACTGTTGCTGACAAAGCAGAGGAAATGGGAATTTCATTTGATGAATTATTAAAGATTACAGGTAATACAGCAGTTCAACTTGGTGGTGATTTTGCTCAAGCATCATTAAATATTCAAAAATCATTTAGTGCAGGTATTGGTTCTGCTGATTTATTTAGAGATAGAGCAGTTACTGCGATGGCAGGATTTGAAGCAGGGGTCAAAGTTTCTGTTGATGAAAGTATTAAAGGTTTAGCAAAAGCATTTGGTACTGGTGGTCAATATGGTGAATTAACAAAAGAATTATCTGAAACAACATTTGGTACTATATCAAATTTAAAAGATGCATTTTTTCAATTCCAAGTTGCTGTTTCAACTGGTTTCTTTCCTGCACTTAAAAGAGAATTAGGTGATTTAAAACAAATTGTAGATGATAACCAAGAATCAATACAAGATTTT